TGGCTTTGGCGGCTTCGGGCTGGCAATCTCACGTATGGCGGATGATGCTCAATATGGATTCCGCGGCATTATTAACAACATGGAGCAATTAGGGGCGTCGGCTGCTGGTTCGCTGGGCATGTCGGCAGAAAAAGCGATGGCGTTTGGCTCAGTCCTCACCTTGACAGCCATTGCCGTTAATAATGCAATCCCAGAAATTGAAAAGATGCTCGACACCCGTACCGGCTTTGAAAAACTGGCAACATCGGCAGCCGGTTTTTCAGGCTCAGTTAATATGGGCATAGCGTCTGTTAAAGCATTGGCGGCAGAGACGGAAAAGCTAATGCAGCAGGATAAAACGTCTGGCCTGCAAGCGTTCTTTCAGCGTCAGGCGGCTGGCCTTTTTGGTGATAACGCGGTTGGCCGATTCTTCGGTATGACCGAACAGCAGCAGATTCAAGCCAATAAAGACGCTGGCCGCCAGATTATGCGAAACCAGATTGATCTCTCAATCAGCCAGCCACAAGCGGCACGAATGCAGGAGGCATTGGCGGCTGGCGGAGGATTGATTTCAGCAGAGCGAAACAAAGCATCATTTGAAACTGATAAGACAATGGCGTCCATGTTTGGCGACGCAATTAAAGGGCAGGCAGAGACTGCAAAAATGGCCATTGAGCGGCAGTTAATGGCAGAAGGTGTACAAGGCAATCAGGCTGAAATGGATGCACTCACCATGCTCGGCCAAGCGTCAAAGGGCGTCAAGTCAGCATTTGAAGAACTTGCACGCCGTGTTCCTGAATTGCAACTGACCGAAAAACTCAAGGCCGCAATGGAACAAAAGAATATCGGTCAAGAGTTTGACAATATGGTCAAAGATGAATTGGAACGCCAGAGCCTGCAAGCTAAAGCCGCCGGTATTGAGCGAAATATCAGTGACCTTGAACTGAGAAACCAGCGAACCGAAATCATCGGCGCGTCTGACGTATTCCAGCGTAATTTCATGGCTGGAACCAGCGAAGACCCGACCGTCAAGGCTATCGAAAAGCAGACGGAAGATCTGCGAGAAATCATGCAGCAGATTAAGGAGCTTAATTAATGGGTGCCCCTTCTGTTGCTTACAAGATCAGCTACACCAGCCCGCCACGCTACAGCGGCAGCCGCGCAAATGGCCTGTCGGCTCAAGTTCGGTACAAAGTCGACTGGGAGAATGCGTTCACGTTTGTCAATGACGTTCTGGGAGCAATAGATGGGTCGCCGTGGGCTTTCCCTGCCTCGCCTAACCTGAAAGCCACGGAAGCCACAATCAACCCAATAGGGGTGAAATCTGGCGGCTCTGGCGATGGTACGACTGGAAGTGCTCCCGGTGAATACTTCGAAAAAGCTCACATTGATGTGACGTTCAACAGCCAGAGTCAGCAGGTCGGCGGCATGGATGTCAGCGGCTCGGACACGATACCGGCCCTGCAATTTGACCAGACAAGCCCGGTTGAAATGAGTTCATTTACAATTCAGTATTCGCCACAGATGATTCGTATTCCAGGCGGTGCCTTGAAATGGGCAACAGCAACCGCAACGGGGGCGGCGCAAACGGTTCCATCAACCGTCAAAGACCCTTCATTATCCGGCGGCGAATATATCCGCAAACCTTCATTTAATTTGAACATCACGCTGCACAACTGTCTTTATATCGACGCTGGAAACTTTGCGGATAAGGTCGGCAGGGTCAACGAATCGACCATGTGGGGCAACTGTGAACCGGAAAGCGTGCTACTTGATGGCGTATCTTCAACGCAACGATCATTGTCAAACGGCATAGTAATTCTGGATGTAACACTAAATTACAAATGGCAGAAAATCGGCTGGAATGTTGCGATGAGTTCAAATGGTGAACTCTATCGATACGTTAAACAAAACGGATTGACTGTTTATAGCACTGGCGACATTAACCCGGCTTCTGTCATCCTGCCTTCCCAACGCTGGCGGCCAACTTCATTCTGAGGCTAAACAATGGCAATTCAAAGCGGATCAATCAAGGCCGGAACGGCTGCCGTTGACATTAAGGTCTTCGGCTCGGCATCGCAGGAAACCCGCATCAATAAGCTGGATATGATCAACTTCGCGAATGGCACTGATGCAAACCAATGTACGGCCATCGTTGATCCGAATATCACAATCTCTGCCAATTCCACTACCATCACATTCGGCAACCTGACAACGACACAGGGGGCCGCATGGAATTTCACCGAGTTAAAAGGCTATCGGATCTATAATGCCGATATCAATGGCAATATCACGGTCACATCAGCCGCCCTCGGCCTAAATGGCCTGACGCTACCGCCTGGTACATTCATGGCGTTTGGCTCGGCTTCCGCCAATGGCCTGACCGTCTCAAATGCCACCACCGTAGTTGCCAACGGCACGAACGGCAATATCCTTGTATTAACAATGTTTGTCTCATGAGGTGACGCATGAAAAAATTTGTTCGCGGCGAAATCCTCACCGCTGAAAAGCTGAACGATGCCTTATCAGGCCGTCGGCTCACAGTGGCAGGCGATGCCGCAACGTCATACGATGCCGATGGCGACGTTGTTCGGGTAGATGGCTACAGCAACATTTACATCCGTCTGACAAGCAAGACCGGCACCAGCCCGATCAAATACGCATGGACGGAAGTCTATCGCAACGCAAACGGCACATGGTCAAACACCACCAATAACGGCACAACCACCGGCGACTATGCGATAGAATTAAACAACTCAAATTTAAGCACGTCTGACAATTATGTTTACCGTGCGGAACGCTCGCCAGAGTCTGGCGAGTGGCTTTTTTTTTTGAGGCGCAGCAGAGAAATCGCAGGAACGCTCAACTATCGATTTACAGGCACCGCCAATGCAAGTCTGTTTTCGCCAGTCTATTCATTCCAGAAACGGTGGGGTCGTACAACTGAAATGACTGGCAACGGTACTTGCCCGTCGGGTGATTCCGTTCAATCGCAGAACTCCACATACAACAACATCACTTTTTTTTACGAGTACAACAACGGCACCAGGTCAAACCTCGCAACATTTGAAAACAACGGCACAGCCAACAGCCCAATTGATGTCTGGTATACTGCCAACGTCACATTCCCCGGCAAGATTGGCGTGGATTGCGTCTATTACGATGGCAGCGTGTTCGGCAGCTACACCAACGCCAATTCATGCGTTAATGCCTATTCTCAGCAGGTTACAGCCGACACGAATGCAAATACGAGCGTGGCCACAAGCGGCAGCAACATCAGCCTCGCAATCCCGTTCACGCCCGCGCTTACCTATCCGACAGATGACCTTGCATGGCCTTCTGATGTGACAGTCAATTTCAATGTCACCTATGCCCCCGCAAACACCGGCTGGCCTGCTGGCGTCCAGACTGCTTATAACGACTGGTCAGACGCTATCGCGGCGCAACTGCAAAGCCTTTCAGTGGGCGTCAATACACCCACGAAGAGTTGCAGCGGCTACACAATCACGCATGGTCGAGTGACTGGCAACGCGACGCATGAGTTTGACATCACATCAAACACATGCGGATCAACTAAAATTCGCGTCTGGCTTGAAAGCCGCACCGAGACCAGCGCGGCCGCCCCTTATTATTTTGCCAATTCAACCCGCGTCAATGCTGCTGGGGTAAACACAGAACTGAAGTATTCATTCCCCCACAATGGCGGCGGCACTGTTAAAGTCGCGTCTAATGTGACAAATGGCACAGTGCCAATCGCAACCAGAACAGCCGATATGACCAAATCGGCCAATTGTACACTTGTCAAAACATGGTCAGCTAATTCGACCAGCAATCTTGGCAGCATTCATCAGATCACTGTCAACTTCGGTTATGACGACGCTGGCAACTGCACAGCCTATCAACAGACATTTACTCTTCAAACGGATCTGACGCGCACCTAACCCTCTCACCACCCACCCGCTACCGCTCCTCGCCCGCCCTCGTCGGCGGGTTTTTTTGTTTGAATAGGCTGGCAAAAAATATTTTTTATTTTTCTATTTTTTATGTTGACTTCGTACTATCAACCCGATATATTAAATAGTGTAAGGCAGTGACAAACAAAACAACTCAGCAAGGGGCAAAAAGATGACCAAGACAATCAAAACCAAATTGACAGACAAGCAGTTTGCTAAGGCTTGCGACATTGCTCAGAATCAAGGCATTATTGAAATGGGCAGCTATCTTCGCCGCAATCTTCCAAATGCCACCGATAAGCAAGAGAATGATGAATTTTGCCGAGTGATGGACTCAATCGAATTTCCATCAGAAGGCTGCTAACTAACCCACCACCCGCCACCGAGCCCTGCCCGCCCACAGCGGCGGGCTTTTTTGTTTCTACAGAGTAGCGAAAAAATATTTTTTATATTTTCTATTTTTTATATTGACTTCGTATCCAGTAGTCGATATATTAAATAGTGTAAGGCAGTGACAAACAAAACAACTCAGCAAGGGGCAGACAGATGACCAACGAAACGAATGAAAACACAATTCACATGTCAAAAATAAAATTTGTGAAGAAAGAACAGTGTGCATGGACTGACAACTACTATTATACCATTCCTTTTACCTGCTCAAGCAATGTTAGTGACTCTGATCTGGCAAAAAGAATAGAAACAGCTTTCTATTCGTACAGAAACCAGAACAGAGGGAACTATCCATACAAAAAATTATATGTTGCAAAATGCGCGACTCTTGACGGAGTTGTTAGAACAGGTCAAACTTTTGGCGAAATTCAAGTGAGCGAAGTTTTTTCAATAGGCGACTAAACCCACCACCCCGCCCCGGTTCGCCGGGGCAATCACTCAGAACAGGAGATAGACAGATGGGTAAGCCTCTTACAGAAAACCTTGATACGTTTTGCGGGACGCTCTTTTCAGCGTTTTGGACCGATAAGAATGGGGAGCACTGCGATCAGTATGGTACTTGGCTGACAAAAGAAGATGCCTTGAACGCTCTTGATCGTGAACTCGGCCTTGTCAGCAACAGGGATAATATCTGGAAAGCAAGTATTACAGAGATGCCTTGGGAAAATGGCGAGGGCCAAGGTGTAAGAGGCTGGAAGGTAGATCCGATGACGATTAAATTCATCGACTAATCTTAGTCACAACCACCCCCACGGCAGGAGGCCGCGACAATGACCGGATGGAGCTTGACCTTATCCTTTTTTGGGGCCAGTGTAACGCTGGCCAAATCACCAGAATGCCAGATGAATCAGCAGACAAACCCAAGCGAGGCCGACCAGTCGGCACCCGCAACAAGCCCGGCACCAACAAGCCGGGCCGCAAGCCCAAGCCACGCGAGCGAGAAAAGCGGGTCGCCAGCCTGGGCGAGCGGGCGCAGATCTCCGTCGCGCTATCGCAAACCACGGCGGCCAAGCTGGCGGCGATTGCTGCGAAGTGGCGCGTGACGCGGGGCGAGGTGGTCAGAAGGCTAATTGACCGGGCAGAGGCTTGAACTATCTTGAGTTGCCGGATAGTTCAGCCAATCTCCTCAGCCGCTTGGCGACTCAAATCGGTCTTAACCTTCGCATAGATCTCTGATGTCTTAGCTGTGGCATGGCCGAGAAACGCTTGTGCGGCATCCAGCCCGTATTTATCCCGTACCATCGACCCGGCCAAATGCCGCAGCTGGTGCGGATGCCAATGCGACACCCCTGCCCGCTTGCAGGCTCGATCAATGGCCAGCGTGTAACTATCGACCCGCATCTGAAACAGTCGATCATCTGGCGACAATCCAGCCGACCGGCGAGCAACGATCGCGCGTGCCTGCGGCCCCAGGTGAATCTCCCGCTTGTGACCACGCCATTTATTTTTGTGCCTGTCTGGTCGATAGACGTTATCAACGATCTGCCGGGTGGTCATGCTCAACACCTCCCCTGACCTCATCCCGGTAAATATCTGAAGGTCGATCAAATCACGGATCACATCCGACACCACCGCCTTGACCGCTTCCAGATCCGCAATCGGCACAGGATGAACTATCTTTGCCGACTTGGCGGGAGACCTGTTCGGCCTGAGCTTCGGCACCGTCTGCAATGAATGCCAGACCCCCGCGGGAAGTCTGTCAGTCATCGCCGCCCATCTGAATAGATTCAAGATGTAGTTGTGCCATTTGTTAATGGTCAAAATGCTTTTTCCTGCATCTACCCACGCCTGCCGCAACTCTAGGAACTTGGCTGGGGTAAATGATTCAGCATGACCAGCTGCGAACTCTGGACGCAATAACCAACGGATTGCGAGATTGATCATTTTTGGCTCGCCAGACGCTTGCGGGTAGTTTTTAGGTAAACTACTCAAATACTCATTTACTATCGCGCCTACGGTCAATTGTGGCCGACTCTCAACCGGCAGAATCACAGCCTCGCCGGTGGAAGTGATGTTGGCAATAATTGATTGATAGGTGGCAGCCGCCTCGGCCGACCCGGCATGGCCTAGATAGATGGTCACGCCATTGAACAAGATGAACGCCTGCCCGGAAGCGGCATGATGGCGAAGCGTTGGAAGTTTATGTTTGGGCCGTCCCATATCAGCAGAACTGGGAATAAATAGGTACATTACTCAGAAACTCTGAAAGTTGGCTGGTTGACATATAGGCGGGTGACAAATGGAAAATAGCACAAAAATAATGAGATGGCAAAATACACCCGGAAGGACTCGAACCTTCGACAAACGGATTAGAAAAGCGTTGAAAGGCTTGTTTTGTCGCGTCGGTCACAGGTTGTACTCATTTAATCAGGTGGTGGCAGTTGGTGTATTTGGAATCGTTTCTTGACAGATCAGTTCGGGAATTAGTTTAGAGTAAACCGCATCCCTTTGATCGGCAGACAATCCCAAAAAGTGTTTAACAGCCACCATAACAATAGCGGCATGGCGGGGCCGCCTGTTGCCAAACATTCGTTTAGACAACCGCAACCTTGATACTTCAATATCCATGTCGGCAAGGATCTGAGGATCGACCTTCAAATCAAGCCGTGCGGTAAAAATGTCGCCTTTGCTCATGTTACCTCCTTTCTTTCTCCATTATTGATTAGTCCCGGTTATCCGTCAAATACGACAACCACGATTTTTTGATACATTGACAATTATTACGGATTGACGTATAATCCGTTAGTCGGAATATCACGTACAATCAATTATGGGGGAATTTTAAACAAATGAGCAAAGGCACAAAGCAGCGAACTGAAGTTGCATTGCCTCAAGACCTTAAAAGAGATTTGCGGGTCTATTGTGCAAAAAATGACATGACATTACGGCTTGCGGTTATCACGGCGGTGAAAAAACTCATCAAATCTGATGATGTTAAAAATAATCAACAAAAGCCATGACTGTCACAAGAAAGATTTGGGTGATCACAGACCGAGGACAGGTCAACGAATTATCGCTCATTTCTACAAGCGATTGCATTAAGTGGTGGTGTTATGAAGGTGATGACAAATGGCAAAAGGGAGAACCGCCAAATACATCAAGGAGATTGAAAAAAGATGCATCAGGCAAACCAGACTCGCAGATACGTGCCTTTTGAATTGCCGCTAGGACGGATCAAAGGCTATTACATCGAACCAGAGCCGGGTTTTATCGATCCATACGAAGCAGAAGAGCGCAAAGCGATTCAGGAACTTGAGGCAGAAGAAGAAGAAAGGATTAGAAGCAATGGGCAGCGAAATAGCGTTGAAGTCAAATGATGAATTTCAGGGGCGTTCAATTAGAAAAGGTATGTTCAATGGAATCAGATACGCCAATGTCAAAGATTTATGTCGCGAGCTTCTTTTAAACGCAAATGACGAACGAATGCGAATTGATGGAAACATCAATTTAAAAGGCAAGCACACGTTTTCAAATGACGGTCAAGGAATGTGGATAACACTTGATGGCATTCCGACTTGGCTTTTGGGATGTCCATTTGAGCCAAATTCCGAAGAATACGATTTTGCACAATATCTCATTCAGAGACTTCAGCGATCATCTTCAAATCAGATTTCAATTGATCCAACTGACAACAACAGCCTTATAGCCGCAATTCCAAAGTTTTTGCAATTACTACAAGATAAGAACGAGGAAAACATAAGGCTAACACAAGAAAATCAGACCTTAAAGAAATTAACACACAACCTTGAGGATTTTCTTGATACTGATAATAGATTTGGAATTAGAGCAGCCTATCAAAACATAGGTCAAAAGTATTTTAAAACTGAACGAGAGTTTGCTTCTTATATAAGAGATGTGCTTGGATGGGGTAAATTAGACGAAAACATGCAGAAGCCGGAAACAAAAGCATGTATTAAGTTTGTTAGAAAAGGCTATGTAGTAAACGGAATAGCGCCACCAGACAAAAAGGGTATCTGTTATCCTCAATTTCAAATTTTAAGCAAAGGAATGACAGAGCTTCAACGACACTTTTCTGAAGTTTTTGATCGCAAGCAACTAGGCGCATAACATCATGAATTTGCTTGAAAAACTTGTAACTGCAACCGACGAACTTGAGACGGCAAGAATTGCAATTGATTGCGGTTTTTGGCCGGTTCCTATCAGTCGTCTTGGTGAAGGCAAAAAGCCTATCGGTGAAGGATGGGCGAGGGAGTGGAAGATTGATGAAATCAAATCATGCTTTCAAAGTCGCGAGGCGATAGGCATTGGCCTGGTGTTAGGCCCCGGCCCATCTGTGCCATTGATTGACATTGATCTTGATTCAGATGGTGCAATTAATGCAATGACTGAACTTTTCGGGCCACGGCCTGAATACACGCTTTCATTTAAAGCATCACGAGGTTTTCACTGGCTTTATCACTGGGACGAAAGATTACAGGCAATTGATAGTGCCGTTAAGCATTGGCCAGCAGAAAAGCCAGTCAATGAACAGATCGAAATCAGGCTTGGTTGCGGCAAGATGGCACAAAGTATTATTCCGCCATCGTGGCACAAAAAGACTAAAACTTACAGGGCTTGGGTGCTACCGTCTGATGGCAATATTAAAATTTCAAATTTGCCTGAGAATGTGATACAGCAGTTATTAAACGATCTTGCAAAGCAAAGAAACCAAGAGCAGACGATACAATATGAAATTGAAAAAAGAGAGATAATCTGGCGTGGTATTGATTTTGATCATCCTTACCTCAAGGCTGGAATTGATGGTGAGCTTGAATATTTATCACAGGCTCAGGACGGCGAAAGAAATAAAAGACTTCATAAATCAGCATTAAAAATAACAAGTCTCTGCGCAAGCCAAGGAATTGACTCTGCGCCAATTATGCAAGAGTGTGCAATTATTGCCGCAAGGCTTGGGCTGCCTAAAAACGAGTACGACGCAACAATTAAAAGCGCTTATCGATGGGCAAGAGAAAACCCAAGAAAGCCAGCAAATCTAAATTCCGACAGCAATTTCAAGAAAAGCAAAATAAAGTCAAATCAGGCCCAGGCATTAAAAACAAAAGTCAAGGCGACGGTTGAAAATGAAGCGGCTGGAATAATACCGGAAGATGAATATTCGGATTTGAAATTTGCCGATATTGTCATTGAAACGCACGGCTCTAAATTTCGATACGTTGAAGAATGGAAACAATGGGCCGCCTGGGATCATCAGAACGGCATGTGGGTACGATCAAACGTAAGGCATCATGAGTTTTTCAAGGGCTTTGCAATTGGCCCTGATGAATATCTGGGATCGGCTTCAAAGATTAGAGCGGCGGCAAGCCTGTGCATGTCTGATTATCGGATATTGACGACACCAAACGCATTTGATTCAGATCCTGATTACATCAATTTAAAGAATGGTGTTCTTGATTTGAACACGATGGAATTATTGCAGCATGACCCGGCTTTCATGGCAACCAAACAGGCCGCTGTCTGCTACGATAAAAACGCAACGTGCCCGAAGTTTTTAGAGACGTTGAAAATGGTGCAACCTGATAATGAAATCAGGGAGTTTTTGCATCGATGGCTGGGCACGATTTTAACAGGCAAAACTTTGTCGGAGTCGGTCGTAAATTACGGAGATGGTGCGAACGGCAAGTCAACCATACTTGAATCTGTCGGCTTGGTGATGGGTACCTACTTTGCAAAAATGCCCAGGGGATTTATAGCCAAGACAAAAACAGAGAGACACCCTGCCGAATTGATTACCCTTTGCGGGGCAAGATTTGCACTGGCATCTGAAACGGATATTTCGGATGCAATGGACGAAGCCAAAATTAAAATGATTTTGGGTGATGGAACAATCACGGCGAGAGGTATGCACGAGAACTTCTGGAGCTTTACACCGACGCATAAATTTGCAATTGCCGCCAATCACATGCCTTCTATCGTTGGTCAGGATTCAGGCATTTGGCGGCGGCTGGCATTTGTGCCGTGGGACTACACTATTCCTGAAAAAGACCGCAAACCAGAGTTTGAAAAATATCTTTTCAATAACGAGGCCAGCGGCATTTTGAATTGGTTAATTGAGGGCCTGAAGAAATATCGACAGCAGGGCTTGGCAATTCCTGACAAGATTAAAGACTCCAGCCAAAAGGTGAAGGATTCAAGTGATTGGCTGTCAGAGTTCTGGGGCGAAACATTGACCACAGAAACAAAGCCGGGCTATCTGGAAGAAAACACTCGCATTCGTGCAAGTCAGGTTTATGACCTTTATAAGCGATGGGCGTCGGCTAATGGGATTGTTGTTTTGCCATCAAGCAAGGCCATACCACTATTTACAAAACGGGTTGAGGATCTTGGTCTTATAGCTCCCAAGCCCGGCAATGTTAGGTGGTACATCGGCGTAAGAACCAAAGATGAAAGCGATCATGATACTGAGATCGACAAAAAACTTGATGAAAATAAAAACGCCAGCAGTGAATCAGCTTTTTAATCGTTTTTATTCATTCAACGGGGAGAAATCCCCTTTTTTTTTATTGAATGTTAGGGGTGATGTTAGGGGTGGTGTTAGGGGTCAAGTTAGGGGTTAAACGCTATAAAATTAGGGGTTTTTCAAAAAGTTAGGGGTGTTTCAATATTTGTATTCATACGCGCACGCATACGCACGCACACACACACACAGCAAAACTAAAATTCGACTTGCCCCCTAACACCCCTAACTTGATTCATGCAAGCCATTGACCACAGATGACTTGTAGAAAGCATCGACCCCTAACATACCCCCTAACTGACCCCTAACTTGCCCCCTAACTGAAAATTTTTTATAAAAATAGTTATCCGGGATTGACGTATTTTCGTGATAGGTGTATCATACGTATGTTCGGTAAGCAATTTCACCACCCACTATTCAGGAGCAATCAGCATGTCAGCAGCCCCGTCATCAGTTCAATCTTTACAACAACTTGGCTGGCGGCCAGACCAGCTAACAGACGCCCTCGCCGCTGAATGGCAGGCGGGCTATCGCTTCGCAATTCAGGAAGCACAGCAGGACGTTGAATCATCGCTGGATGATCGGCATGAGGCAGATATGAAGCAGCAGGCCGAAGTGATCGTAGGGGCCATCAAGGGCCTGCAAACGTCAATCAATTCGCTCCAGGTCATGACCAGAAACATTGATCAACGAGATCATCAATATGGCGAAATCTGCAAGGCAATCGTTCGGATGCTGGAAGCTGTCGCAGTGATGGAAGAGGTGACACGATGAGCGCAGCCGAAAGATGGGATCAGATCAATGAAGAGCTTGATTCAATTCGTGTTAAGCAAAAATTTGCTCAAGATTGCATCAATGCCGGAATCATGATTTATGCCTGTGAAAAGCTGCTCAACGGCAGCAGGGCAGAACACGCCCGATTGATGGCAGAACGCAGACAACTCTTATTCGTCCCGTCCGTTGATCTGGACAGGGCAGCCCTTGCAACTTCGTAAGTTGCTCCTTGTTGATGCTGCCGGGCATGTTGCCCGGTGGCGGTTTTTCTCTGTCAGGCAATCCGACCAAAGAAAGGTCAATAAACATGCCTATTCCAATGCTCAAAAGCAATCCTGCCGGTTCTGGCGACTACACCCCGGTGCCTGAAGGCACCTATCAGGGTATTGTGCAGAATCTGTTTTTTCTTGGCACTCAAACGCCGTTGAACCCAAGTTACAAGCCAAGTCAGAAGCTGGCGATCAGATTCATTCTGGATGAGCCATTAGGCGAGCAGAGCGATAAGTTTTTCACAATCACAACCACGGTCGGATTCAGCCTGGGCGAAAAGGCTGGCCTCACCAAACTGTTCAAACCAGTTCTGGGCAGTGGGTGGCCGCCGGAAGGTGGTCAACTTGACCCTGAAACGCTGCTGAATCTGCGTGTGATGGTGACGATCACCCATACCGTCAAAGGTGACAAGACCTATGCAAACGTCGCCAGCCTTGGCCGACTGCCGAGAGGCATGGCACCATTTGACCCAAACTGCGACATCTTCGCCTGGTCGTATGACGACCCACCTCGCGATGGTGTACCTGAATGGATTGTCAAGCAGGCTGCCCAATGCCACGAGCTGACAGGGCAGTCGGCACCAGTGAAGGAATATCGGGCAGCAGCCCCCGGTGGTCATAAGATCGACCCAACGGCTGAAGATGCACCATTCTGAGGAGGGCGGATCAATGATAATGGCAGATTACGACACCAATGAAAACAGGTTGCTTGCCGTCATGATGGCCAAAAGGCAGTTGGCAACCATAGGCAAAATAAATTTGAGTGAAATTCAACGCACGTTGTTTGGCCCAAAGAAAACCGGGGGATCTTATGCCAAACTTGTTGCTCGTTGGATTGACGAAGCCGGTTTGACAAGAACAACAAGATCAGTAATAGCTACCAACAAGCCGGTTAGTCAAACCAAGAGAAGCGAAACCAATAGCATTTCATTGCAGGAATTTACCCTTTGGCCGCAATCAATCGATATTGACCCGCAAGGCGTCAGAGTTACCCAAGGAACTAATCAATGCGACAACGTGACATCGAAACAGCCATTGAAGAATGCAGCCGCTTTGCCACATTGGCTGAGCGGCATCTTGAAGACGAGGCAGAGCCAAGCACTGCCGAAGACGAGGCCGACATCAGGCGATATGCCCTCGATGCAATCCGCAGCCTTCGCAAGCTGCGGGAGTCGGTAGTCGATGAACCGATTGAATCGTAAACGGTTGCCCGTGCCGCCGGGAAGCTGGTGACATAGCGGCAGCATGATCTGGCGGCAGTCTCCTAGTGCCACCACGGTCGAGCGAAACGGGGGCACGCGGCCCCTGTGGGTCATGCAGCGGGCAATCTAAGCAGGGAAGCGACTTTCGCCACGGAAGGCGGTTTATGGGGCCTTGGCGGATGTGTCAGACGTGACCCATGGCAGGTTCGATCCCTGCCACCCATTTCAGTCGTGGAGTCCTTCGATTTTCGCCACGGCTGGCCGGTGGTCCAAAACGCCGGAAACTTCTGCGACTCGCCCCGCTGCGTTGGCGGGGTGGGTTTTAACTCAGGATCAACAACATGGTCACACTATCACCGCAGACAATCGCCAAGATGCGTCAGGTTGAGCATCGCATCAGCCAGCTTTGGGACGAGATTATCAAGATCCGCACACCAAGCAGAAGCCTTGTGGGCGGTGCTGATTTCAACCTTGAGCTTGAGGCTCATGTATCAGCCTCGTTTGTGATGGCACTCAATAAAGGCGCAACGCCAGAGAGTGCCGCGAACACATCAAAAGCAATCGGCGAGGCATTTGTCAGGGAATGGAACCGCAGCGCAGCACGCCAGCGGGTAACGGTCACCAGCAAGCACGAGGTTCAGCGGTGGTCAAAAGCTGGTGACAAGTTTGCGGAGCGATTGCAAAGGGAGTTTGAACAGACATGAATTTCAAAAGACCTTCGCAAACAATCGTAATGGCAATCACTCCCACCATGGCAGAAGAGATGCTTGCAACATCTATTGGCAATCGCAATCTTCGAAAAGGTTATGTAAAAGAGCTTGCAGATGCAATAACAAGAGGTGAATGGCGTTTAACTAATCAGGGTGTTGGATTTGATGTAAATGGCAATTTAAGAGACGGCCATCACAGGCTGACGGCTGTAGTAAGATCAAAAAGAGCAATCCAGACGAATGTTACATTTGGGATGCCGGTGAGTGCTTACGAGGTAATCGACTGCGGCGCGAGTAGAAGCTATTCAGACAGAACAGGGCTGTCAATTCCGGTTGCTGAAGGTTTAAGGCTGGCTGCTTTTCTTGCTTTTGGTTATCAACGCCCATCAGTCAATCAGATCAGACTGGTTGCTGAAACTGGACTACAGCAAATAATAGCTGAGATGATTAGTTTTTGTGGGACAAAAACCAAAATCATTTGTAGTGCAAATTTCAGATTGTCGGCTGCTATCACAGTGTTAGATGGTGGTGATAGAACGTATGTGTTTAATCAATATCGCGCTTTGTCGCTTGGCAATTTTGAAGAGCAATCATCGATTTCTTTGGCACTGGAAAAAATGATCAAAAGAGGAAAAATTATTGCCGCAACTGGGCCATATCAACAAAGAATTATGGCAATCGGATTGAAGGTGTTTAACAAAAAGAATGCAAACCTCAAGTCTTTCAGAATAACGGAAGATGAAGAAAGATCAGCATGGGGCATTGCGGCATCAATTATCAATGATCACCTATCGGCATGAGCCGGGTTCGACTCCCGGCAGGTGGTTTCTCAACCCTCACAGTCCGGGGGTTGGGCGGTGGAAGTCGGCACGAGATGTTATCGCGCTAGAACTTTCAGGCGGCAGGCATGGAACTCACGGACGGCTAGCCTGGCCGTCAATCATCATGGAGGTTGCAACGATGGGTGTCCTGGTACTGACAAGGGGTAAACTTCAAACAGTTGTCATCGATGCTGGTGACGAAACAATCGAAGTCATCGTCGCCGAGATTCGTGGCGATAAGGTCAAACTGGCCTTCAGTGCCTCAAAGAACGTACAGATCAATCGGCCAGAAATCAGGGAAAAGAAGCTCAACAGTGCAAAAAAGGATGGCGTGTCATGATCAATCGTTATCAGGTGGGCGACACAATCCGAGCCAAAGAATCAATCATGGTCGGTACGGTTGTGAAAATTGAGTACAAACGCGACGCCAAAGGCAAAGCGTTTGACATCGCAGCCATCGACGTTCTTTTCCGCAATAACGCCTATTTCACGATCAAACCTGCCGACTTCGACCGCATCTATCTGATCAAAGAAGCCAAGAGCATTCACCCCAAAGAAACGGGGGTGGAAGCGTGATTAGCTTATATGTGCAAGTTCTCTGCGAGATTAATCGCGATTCAACGGCGACGATTGAAGAACTGGCAGTACGGATCGATAAGACTTCAACCACCGTTAGGCGTGTGATTGAGGAACTGAAAGCAGCCCGGTTGATTGAGTGCCAGAAAATCGGAAAGTCTAATAATTTTCTGATCAACCGAGATAAGTCAATCACCACACGCGGCTGGGTGTTCCCGGTGGCTTTGATTCTGGAAAGTGGAAGGGCGATCTGATGAGTGTTAATGAATCAATACACGTTCAATTAATCCATGCCGTTAATAGGCTGGTGTTGCTGATTAAAAAAATAGAGCAAGAGCCATGCGTCAGACTGAACTACGAAGATTCTTTCATGGTTTCCAAAGTCACTGAGCTTGAGCAAAAAGCGAAGACGAATTGCAAGAATCTTGGTATCAGCATTGAGGTGCCTTAATGGCTGATGCGGCTTGGCAACCTTATGAGCGTGACATCTCGGCAGTCAGACGCAATACGATTCGCCGGGCATTTGCGGAAGTAATCAGCGAGCTAAACGTCTCGGAAGAATCGGCAAGAAAATACTTTGAGGATGCCTTGGCGGGCCGATATGAGACGGTTGAAGAAAAGCTGGTCGTGATCACCAAAAGCACGCAATGTCTGTACGGGTGCAGCGTCTGCGGCTTGCCGATCTCCAACTATAACAAAACGGGCACTTGTCAGATCTGCCGGGAGCGAGCCGAGAAAGGCAAGTGCCTTGACTGCAAGTGCATTGTGGCGAAGGGCAGCACCCGATGTTTGTCGTGTGCGATGAAACGGCGGAACAGAAGGCGAGAGATAGAAGCAAAAAGGAAAACAAATGAGCATTGAAATCACGCCCGCCCTCTTGAGCGATCTGCGACAGAAGGCAGGGGCAGCAACGCCGGGCGAATGGTTGATCGGGTACGGCGGAATGGATGGCGATTACGCTGTCATTATCTCGCGTTTTTGCGGGAATGAAATTTGCGTTGAGTCATACGCCGAGTTTATAGCCGCCGCGAATCCTGCCGTGGTGCTGGCACTGGTGGCGGAAGTGGAGCGGTTAAGATCATTTCAGGCCGTGGCTGTAGAAGTTATTGATAAGCTAAATGTTTACCACGAATGCAGCGACGACCAGTGCCGTTCATGCGAAGAGATCAATGTTGGCATTGAACTGATTAGCAAAGCAAAAAGGGAGGCCAGCAATGCCGATTGAAATAACGCCCGAACTGTTGAATGATCTGCGACAAAACGCAGAGGCGGCGACGCCGGGCGATCCTGCCGTGGTGCTGGTGATGGTGGCGGAGGTGGAGCGGTTGAGATCATTTCAGGCCGTGGCTGACGATGATTACGCTGTCATTATCTCACGTTTTTGCGGGAATGAAATTTGCGTTGAGTCATACGCCGAGTTTATAGCCGCCGCGAATCCTGCCGTGGTACTGGCACTGGTGGCGGAGGTGGAGCGGTTGAGGGACAGGCTGGACGAGCTTGTCTGCTCAGGGTGCGACCAACAGCCTAAATTTTGCAGCTGTGAAGTCTTACCGTTGTCTGGTAATGAAACCGATTTCGCGAGCAAAGGGGCTAATAATGCCGATCAAGTCTGAAGATATAACAAAAGAGCAGGCCGAACGATTCGCCGAACTCATGGACGCCGTTTTTGGGCGGTTCCTGAATGATTACGCGGCAATCCCGGTTGAAAAGATTGCCAACGTACTGATCGAGGCCGGTATCGTCAGCCCGCCAGTGTGGGCAGTTCGCAACATCAAAACAGGCAAACTGGCAACTCACCCAATGACTAGACTTAAAGATTTGGTTCCTGACAAAAGAGAGCCTTTAGTGAATGGCTGGGAATACGAATTTTGGAAGGGGCAAGCGGAATGATCAAGCCTGAATCAAACGGCCCGTATCGAGTCACATTCAACGTAAAATTTGGCGGAATTGCCCGCATTGGTGATTGCGAAGTTCGTTTCATGGTTGACGGTGAACGCAGAAGTAAACTGTTCAACAGCCCGCAGGAAGCAGCGGAATTTGCTGTAGAAATAGGATTAAATCATTTCTTCGTGTTTATGCCTGACAGTCGTTGGCATCGCATTGTCGTTGAGCAGAAAGGGCAGACAAATTGAGCGACCCAATCAACCCTGACCATTACAACAATCACCCTTCCGGCATAGAGTGCATTCAGATCACTGAACACTTCAATTTCTGCCGGGGGAACGCCATTAAATACATTTGGCGTGCTGGTGAAAAAGGCGATGTGATTGAGGATCTGCGGAAGGCTCGATGGTACGTTGATCGCGAGATTCAGCGGATTGAAAAAATGCGAGAATACGACAAATGACTATAACCCTATCAATCCTCGGTGCTGTGGCGTGTTTTACGTTGTCAGTCGTAATGGTGGCATTGGTGATGATGTATCTGCAAGCGATGAAACGGGGGAGATGAATTGAATATCACGGTGTTTAATATGATCCCATTTATAACAGGACTTATTGGCTACATTCTGTGGCTTAGTGTGGCTCGCAAAAATCAAAACGAATGTTCTGCGAGCGAATCAATGTATCTCATTTACGGCCCTATGAGCTTGATATTGCTAGGTGCATCAGTCGCAGACATGACAGGCGAACTCATGATGTTTCCTACCACCATAGTAACCGGCATGTTACTGGGAATAATGGCCAAGATGATCACGGAGATGAAATCTTGAAACTTTCTTTCTTCGTCCCAGGCATCGCGTCACCATCCGGCTCAAAGAAAGCCTTTGCCCATCCGAAAACGGGCCGAATCATTGTGATGGACACCGCCAAGCGTAAAACAAGCTGGCAGTCGATTGTATCGCTACACGCTCAGCAGGCCATGATTGACGCCGGGGCTAAGCTGACGACCGAAGCGGTGGCGATGACCATTGATTTCTATTTCCCCCGCCCGAAGTCCCACTATGGAAGCGGAAAGAATGCGGCCAGGATTAAAGAGACCGCCCCGAAACACCACATCCAAAAACCAGACCTCACCAAACTGATCAGATGCACGGAAGATGCACTGACCGGGATTGTTTATAAGGACGATTGTCAAGTCACAGAACGATTCTGTCAGAAACATTGGTGCAATGTAAACGAGGCTCCGGGCGTCGAAATTACGCTGGAAGTTGTGCTATGATGTGTAGGATTTTAGAAGTGGCAATAATTACACCATTCACAAGTCACTGCAACGAATAAGTTTTCGTCATCTTGCAGAAGTGAGAATGGTGTAAAAAGGCGTCGAATTTTGCTGTATGACATGAAAAGGAATGTCTGGTGTTTGAAAGAAAAGATACAATCGAAATCACGCTGGAAGTTGTGCTATAATAGCACCATGCCGACCAAGAAATTCATCAACTTCCAATACCGACACCCAGACCGACTCGTTACGCGAGTGGTGTCGGCTATTTGTAAGGACGATGGCAATTTTAGGATCTCCGAGATTTACGAAGAAGAAATAACACCGCTGAAGCGGTTCCATAAATGGGGCGAAATTAACGAGCCAACTATCGTTGATTTCCCAAACAAATAAAACTTTTTTTATTTGCGATTGCGGTAATTTTTTTTAGCGTTTAGTGTCAATATTTAATGGATTCGTTGTCAGAAGAATTATCTGAAGATCAAATTAACCGACGGGCCGAAGCGCAGGTGCGAGTGTACCTGGGCGGGCAGACGGTTGAACTTGTAGGCATGATGCCGCCTGACGGTTGGCGAGAGTCAAGCCAGAAAGCACCGTGCGGGGTCTGCGACAGTGGCAAAGGTCTTGAGAAGATCAAGCCCGCTATCTGCCTGAAATGTCTCAGGGCCGACAAGAAGTTCGACGCCGTGCTGCAAGCTGCTGCGAAGTGGGAGCAACGCCAGTACGCACTGCAAAAGGTCATCAGTGAGGCGCGCATTAAACGCAATGCAGAAATGCAACGATTGACCGGCAACAAGCGACGAAACAAGGGGGCACAGCCGGGCCGCGGTGCAATTGAATCGATGGTTAATCTGCGGGGGCGGGTGGACTGGTGATCTATCCGCTAATACAACGGATTACGCAGTGGAAACAAGTTTGAAATATGGCAAACCCCAATCCGACACCAAGACTGGAAAATCTCCGGCCATGGAAGCCGGGCCAATCTGGTAATTCAGCCGGGCACAGTAAAGCCCGAAGAATGGCCGCCGAATTGCAGAAACACCTTGAAAGCACCGGGGATCTGCGAGAAATCATCGAGGCATTAGTCAGAGAAGCCAAGGGCGGCAGCTTTCAGCACATCAAAGAAGTGTTTGACCGGATTGATGGCAAGGTGCCGACCCCGATTGAGCAGGTAGATTCGCCGGTAGTTGATTGGTCAAATCTTGATAACGAAGGCGACACCACAGACCCAACTGATACCGAGGGGGCTTAATCGCTTTCTCAATGTCGCAACGCCAAACTTTCAATGGCACCCGCGACATCTGGCAAAGGCTCGGCTATCGCTGGATGCGGTCACTAAGGGCGAAGTCAGCCGATTGATGTTCTTCATGCCGCCCAGGCATGGGAAGAGCGAACAGGCAACGATCCATTATCCAGCGTATCGGCTGCTGGTCGATCAGACGCAACGAATCATCGTCGGGGCCTATAACCATAGCCTTGCCTGCACATTCAGCCGACAGACAAGGCGGCTCGTTAGTCGGTTCGGCTTCCAGTTTGCCAACGATTCAAATAAACAGAATCAGTGGTCGTCAGTTCATGGTGGTGGGCTGTATGCCGTGGGCGTCGGGTCAGGTGTAACGGGCTACGGTGCCGACCTGGTAGTGATTGACGATCCGGTCAAAAGCCGCCAAGAGGCCGAATCACCGACCTACCGGGCACGCGTTCTGGACTGGTATCAAAACGACCTCTACACGCGGTTACACCCCGGTGCGGCTATCGTGCTGATCATGACCCGCTGGCACTCGCTCGACCTTGCAGGCCAGTTACTGGAAGAAGCGAACAACGGCGGCGAAAAGTGGGACGTGGTAAGTCTGCCAGCCATCGCCGAAGAAGGCGACACGCTCGGCAGACAGCCGGGGGCGGCACTCTGGCCAGATCGTTACAACGTCCAAGACTTCGACCGAATTAAGAAGGCCATCGGTAGTTATGCATTCTCAGCCCTCTATCAGCAGCGTCCTAGTCCTAGATCTGGTGGCTTCTTCCGTCACGATTGGCTGCCTATTAGTGACGGGGGCAATAGCTCAGGGCTGGCTTGCCGCGCTTACGATACAGCAGCAACGCCGGGGGCGGGTGACTACACCGCAGGCGTCAGAATGTGCCGAATCGGTGATCGATACCGAATCACCCACGTGGTTAGAGGGCAATGGTCACCAGCCCAGCGGCGAACCATCCAGCGACAGACAGCCGAGATAGACGGGCTTCAGACAATCGTCCACCTTGCTCAAGATCCCGGCGCGGCGGGGGTTGATCAGGTGGAGCAAGACAAAATCAATCTGGCAGGGTTCGCGACTGTATCCGCCCGGCCAACAGGCTCAAAAGAAGTGCGGGCCATGCCGTTTGCGGCAGCCTGTGAGGCTGGCCTTGTAGAGCTTGAGCGGGGCGACTGGAACAGGGCTTTCATCGATGAGCTTTGCAGCTTCCCCACTGGTCAGCATGATGACCAGGTGGATGCGGCAGCCGATGCTTTTAACTACCTGAGCAGAAACGGCTCTTTTCAGTGGTTTTCATGACGCAACCCTACAGCCTGCACACCGGCAACTGTCTGGAAGTGCTCAAGACGCTGGACGCTGAATCAATCGACGCGATTGTGACAGATCCGCCGTATGGGCTGGCGTTCATGGGCAAGAAATGGGATTACGATGTCCCTTCAACCGACATCTGGCAGGAGTGTTTGCGGGTACTGAAACCGGGCGGGCATTTACTGGCTTTCGCAGGTACGCGGACACAACATCGGATGGCCTGCCGAATCGAAGATGCAGGCTTTGAGATCCGCGACATGATCGCATGGGTTTATGGGAGCGGGTTCCCGAAGTCGCACGACGTCAGCAAGGCGATCGACAAGGCGGTGGGTGCAGAGCGGGAAGTGATCGGTAAATCTAAAAGACACGGTGGGGGCATCTTAGGTGCCGGTTCATCTTATGAACTGTCACCGATAGTCCCAGACATCACCGCCCCCGCCACCGACGACGCCCGTCGCTGGTCCGGTTGGGGAACCGCCCTCAAGCCCGCGCTGGAGCCGATCACCGTGGCCCGCAAGCCGCTGACCGGCACCGTGGCAGCGAACGTGCTAGAGCACGGCACCGGGGCGATGAATGTTGATGGGTGCAGGGTGGGGGATGAGGTTCGGGTTGCTTCCTATACATCGCTTGCGCCTTATCACGGAAACAAACTTGGACAGGCAGGCACCGCAGAGGCCCGTAGGGGAACGCAGTGCGACCCGGTCGAGTATACCGGCCGCTGGCCTGCCAATCTCATTCACGACGGCAGCGATGAGGTGACAGATTTAGTAGGTTCCGCCGCCCGTTTCTTCTACTGCCCGAAAGCAAGTAAGGCAGAGCGGGAAGCGGGGCTGGAAGGGATGGAATCAATCCATCGTGTTAATGGCAACAAATGGACTGATCAAGATTATCGGATAAAAAATGGCGAGCGGCCACCAACATCTGAATCAGGTCCACGAACGAACCACCACCCGACCGTTAAACCTATCGATTTAATGGCCTATCTTTGCCGACTGATTACACCGCCAAGCGGCACCATCCTAGACCCCTTTTGTGGCTCAGGCTCAACAGGCGTAGCGGCATTGCGTGAAGGATTCAAATTTGTCGGCATTGAATTGAACGCTGAATACGCTGAAATCGCCAGAAAACGCATCGAAAACGAATTAAATAAAGCATCGCTATTTACAAATGCCTGACTACAACCCCCTCAACTGGTTCCGCTCAAAAGCACTTCGCACGGGCGTTACTGCTGACACCACCGAGATCGACGTGTCGGCATGGTCGGTCGATGTCATCAACTCCCTGAGCGATGATTACGCCAATCTTGCCCGGCCTTATTGCGATAATCCGGTCATCAGGGCCGCGATTGAGGCCATGAGGCGGAACGTCTGCAAGGCCACCTTGCAAGTCGGCTACCTTGATGAGGAAGGCGGATTCGAGCCGGTCGACCATCCGCTGCTGCAAATCTGGAAAGAACCGGCACCAGGTGAAACCGAAAGCACGCTGGTCGAGTTCATTTATCAACAACTTTTAGAGGATGGGAACGCCTATATTCCCGCCATCTCTGACCGGGACACGCAGACGGGCGGCACGATTCGCGAGCTTCAGCCAATCCCCTACAGTTGGCTGCAAGTGCCGACCTACGGACAGGCCATCGGCGAAATAACTGAATATCCGTTTGTCGGCTTTGATGGTGGCAGGGGCTTCCAATTCACCACCCCGCGCGAACGAATGTTGCATTTCAGGGTCGGCAAATCATCGACAACAGCCGCCAAGGGCCGTTCACCGCTTGAGGCAGTGCGGGCAGAACTGGCACTGATCAAGCTGACAGCGATCTACGAAACAACGATCCTGAGCCGATCCGGTGTACCCTCATGGCTGGTCAGTCTGACCGGCACGGGGGCGCAGATGATGACGAGCGATAACATCGCTGTACTTCAGTCCGACATCAAGCGTGCTGTGTCTGGCAAGGGTGTCGGCAGGCCATTGATCTTTAAAGGCGGCGAGCTTGACATCAAAACGCCGGGATTCAGCCCGAAAGATTTATCAGTTCAAGAAATGACCGAAATCGCGGTGGCCCGTGTCTGCGGTGTGCTTGGCTGGTCGCCAATGTCATTAAAACAACCGGACACCGGTAAGACCTACAGCAACTTGATTGAAGCCAATCGGGCAAGCTGGCGAGATGCGATCATCCCATTCCTCGAACTGCTGGCAATGCAGCTTACGCGACTGGTGCGAACGCTGCCGACCGGCTATGACGGCGCGATCGCCCAGCCTGATAGCATGCTCACAGTCAGGTTTGACACAAGCCAGATCGAAGAACTGGCAGCAGACACGAAAGCCTTGTCAGACAGGGCGGTAGCCTTGTATCAGTCTGGTTTACTGTCGCTGAATGAGGCCCGGCAGATCATGGGCTATGCTGAAATCGAGTCGCAGGATACGCCAGCCGAAGCGGCTGAAGATGCCGCAGAAGGTGAGGCTTCCTGATGCCTGCCGGGAATTGCAATCTGACAATAGAGCAAGGGGCCACGTGGTCACAGTCGATCCAGTATCAAACTGCCAATGGCACGAATATCAGCCTTTCAGGCTATACGATCCGCATGCAGGCCAGAGCGGCCTATACCGCCAATACGACACTTGACCTGTCAACAACCAACGGTAACATCACGATCACGTCAGCCGCTAACGGCACTTTCACGCTCCAGCAGACAGCCGCCCAAACGGCCAATCTGACAGCGGGCAGTTATGTTTACGATCTTGAGCTTGTCAAGCCTGATACAACAGTCGATCGGCTGCTATATGGCACGCTCACAGTCACGCCGGAAGTCACCCGCTAATGGCTGATATTATTGTCAGACAAGCCAACAGCACCAGCCTGACGGTTCAGTCGTCAAGTAATCAGGTGCTGGTGCGGCAACAGCCGAATAATACGGTTGTCGTACAGACGACCGGCAACAGCTACGTTCTGCCACCTGCCACCGCAAACACATTGGGCGGCATCATCGTTGGCGACAACCTGACCATCAACGCCAATGGGCTTCTGTCGGCTCAGGCGGGCGGTGTCAGTACGTTCAATAATCGAACAGGGAACGTGACGCTAACGGCGAATGATGTTTCGGCGGTCGGCAGTTCACTCTACTTCCCGCTGAATGCCAATATTGTAAGCGGCAACGCGACGATAGCGGGACAGGTTTATCAGCTTGCAAGTGGCAATGGAACACTTAATAAACGGGCAATCTATGGCATCAGTAAAACTAACAATATTGGTAACGCTGAATATCAGTTTGCAATCGGCATGACTTACGGATATCCAGCCGCTGGCAGCGTCTTTTTATCTCGTTCGTTCGATACCACGGTAAGTAGGGGTCTAAGTCAATCAGAGATCGACCTAAGTCCTGTTTCTGCGCAGCTTATTTCTACGAACAAACATGCAAACGGAACGCTGGTAAGTCAATCAATATTTGGAGCGGCGCCCAGCGGTTCAACCCTGTACTACGAAGATCAGACAACTGTCTCATTTATGGAGGTTAATGTTACCGGCATCTCTTTCTTTGGCGTTACATTTGGGGTAAACAATTCGCCACCCGGGCCAAATGAGCTAATGACACGATCAACCTGCGACCAGCGTTACGAGCCGATAACGAGGCGTAACTAATGCCATTTTCCGCATTAAAACACAAAGGTCTGATTTTTGACGCGACCAGCGACGCCAATTTCACCGGCAACGGCATTCACTGTTATGGCGGCCTTGAATACTTCCTTGCGTGCTTTCCCACCGGCGCAAACGGCGCACTAGAAGCCTATGAAATCGGGCAGAAAGTCGGCCTCTATAGCAGCAACGACAACGGCACGCTCTACTCTGAATGCGTTCTGGATAAAGGCAGCCTGGCAATCATTGCCAATAACGCCACGCTCTCAAATGTCACAGTCTGGGGCAGTGATTCGATCCTGACGCAAGGTCGAGGCGATGGACGCTATGCAACACCATCATGTTTAACCTATACAAACATTACAGGCACGCCTGATTTATCAATCTATCTGACGACAGCCAATGCCGCCAGCACCTATGCCACGATCAGCAGCCTTGCAAGCTATCTGCCAAGTGCCAACTTTACCTATGCTAATATCGGCGGAACAATCCCTACGGCAACAAATACAACGCTCGGAGCGATCAAAGTAGGATCAAACTTGACCATATCCAACGGCACACTATCGGCAAGCATTCCGGCGGCTGGTTTTACTAATGGTGATACCTTGAACGGGGGTAGTTATTAATGCCCACGTTTAACGGCACAATCGTGCTGAAAAGCAATTCAACTGCCGGGGCAATTCCAGCCAATACAAGCCTTTCTAACGGCGAAATTGCGATCAACACCAAAGACGGGATAATTTACAGTAAAACCAGTGACACCGGCCTGATTGTTAAATGGACGGGCGCTATTACGCCATCAACCGTTTTGGTCGATTATCTGGTGGTCGCCGGTGGTGGTAGCGGCGGTGCAGGCTATGTGGGGGTCGGTGGTGGTGGTGGCGGTGGTGCGGGCGGCTTACTGACCGGCTCACAGTCGGTCGCACTGAACACCAATCTTACAGTCACCATCGGTGCGGGAGGTGCCGGGCCTGCAACTGGTAACGCCGGGGCCAACGGGTCTAATTCAACCTTCTCGAACCTGACAGCGGTTGGCGGTGGCCGAGGCGCGTCGGCGACCAGCGCGGCAAAAACAAACGGATCGGCAGGTGGCTCTGGTGGCGGTGGTCAGGGCGGATTTGGTGGCGGTGATAGTGGTGCTGGCACAAGCGGGCAAGGCAACGCGGGCGGCAACGGCACAGGCTCAAGTCCATATGGCGGAGGCGGTGGTGGCGGCGCGTCTGCCGCAGGTGCAACTGCAAACGCTACAAGATCTGGCAACGGTGGCGACGGGACAAGCTCTAACCTGACTGGCACACCGACAACCTACGCAGGCGGCGGCGGCGGCGGGGTTTATGTGTACGGGGGCGGCTCGGCAACGGCTGGAACTGGCGGAGCCGGTGGGGGCGGGAACGGCTCGGCAACCAGTGGCCTAGCGGGTGCTAACGGCACGATAAACACGGGCGGCGGCGGTGGTGGCGGTCGAACCAGTGACCCATCAGGCCCGTTTTCGTCAGGCGGCAGCGGTGGCAGTGGCATTGTGATCGTCAGATTCCCGTCAACGAATAACATCACGATTGCAGCCGGATTGACTCACAGCAATACAACTGTCGGGGCAAACAAAGTCGTTTCATTTACAGCAGGAACAGGGAATATCAGTTTTTCATGAACAAAGTAGATTATTACGCATTCCTTGACCAGTCAAACACCGTGATTGAAGTCATTGCGGGCGTTAAACAGGCCGGTTCTGATATAAACTGGGAAACATACTATAGCGGTGTCCGCAACCTGCCCTGCAAGCGAACGGCACTTGACGGATCATTCCGCAAGAATTACGCGGGGATCGGCTATAAATACAGTGCAGCCCTTGACGCTTTTATTCCGCCCAAGCCGGGGCCTGATGAATATTACACGCTTGACCAGCATACATGCCGCTGGAAGCTGACGCCAGAGGGCACTTTTAATATTGTGCCCGAAGTTGTCAAAGCTCATTTCGACACGATTGCCCGACAGCGGCAGTATGATAGTCTGCTCACAGTTGATACCTATAAAGGCTCGAATGTACCGCAATGGGCCGCAGAACACGAAGTATTCTTCGCTTGGCGTGATCAGTGCTGGCTGATTGCTTACCAGATTCAGGCCGATGTTGCGGCTGGCTTACGACCCGTGCCAACGCCGGAACAAGTGATCAGTGAACTTCCCATTCTTGTGTGGCCATCATGAGCGATCAACCAAGCCAACCACTTCGCGAACTGGTCGAACAATTGAAAGCTCAGGGCCTGACATTTGAACAGATCGTGGCCGAACTGAAGAGACGTGGCATTAAGCTGGGAGGCCAGAAATGACAGACATCGTAGGGCAGATCAATAAACAGCAGATCACAAAGACAGTCAAGCGGGCCGCCCTTGCTGGCCTGCTGGCAATTCTAATCGTGATTGAGGCCGATCTACCCGCCATCGTGGAAGCCTCGACCCCGGCAGGCGTGGTGCTGGCCATTGTGATCAGTCAAGCGATTTCGTTTCTGAAATCTGGCAAAGAAATAAAGGTTTAAGCTAATGCAAGATGCAACAGTGGACGACACAGGGCCGGGGATGTCACTTCTGCAATCGGCTCTTTATGGTGTAGGTTCCGTGTGGGGGGCTGCTTATGTTGTCAATCACCCACAAGAGGAATCTATCATGCACCTATTTGTCAGACTCATACCAAACATCCTGATCGGCATTGCCGCAGTGATCCAGGCGGTTATTGCATACCGCAAGATGCAACAGGCCGAAAAAGCCAAGTAATTCTGTTCGATCCTCATTCCCGGAAAGGTCAGGTGATCCGTGGTAGGCGAGCTAGTGATTCTTTATGGTCTGCAATGTCAAACGGGCGATTGCCCAAAAAACGTCCAAATTTCGCCCGTAGTTGCGTCGCCGGTGGTAATAGGTGAAATCTATCGACCGAACCCACTGCAACGCATCCTGCGCAAACGTGGGCCGGTTTATGCCGTTCCTGTTCTGATCCTTCCATCCGAAACCAAGAAAGACGAGGCGAAATAATGCCACTTGATCCAGAGATCCAGACCCAGCTTGACACGCTGGTGGCGGAAGTGAAAAGCAAATTCACTGCTGAAAACCAAGCGGCCCTCGATGCTGCTAAGATTGAAGCCGACGCCGCCATTGCGACTGTCAAGGCGGAAGCCGATGCCGCGATTGCGGCAGCCAAAAAGGAGGGACAGAGCGAACTTTTGCTCACCTTAAAAAGTGCCTTCGGATTGCCTGTCTAAGGCCATCTTGTCACTTGCTGCATGCCTGTCTTTGTACTTTGGGAGTCAGAAGATCGGCACGCTTGGCGAAGCCACGCAAACGGCACCAGAGCCGATCAAACCGGCTTGGCTAACGCTGGTCTATGGCTCACGCTCCATTGACTGGATCGGTGACGAAAAGATCATGGCCGCAGCCACCAGCCGTGGCCAGAAGGTCAGCTTTATCAATGCCGACGATGCGGCCCTTGAAAAGCTGCATCTGAGGCCGATGGTTCAAGCGGTCGGCACGCCTTGTCTGATTTTTCAGGGGGCCGATGGCTTGATTCAGCGGCTCGCAAAAGTGACCACGATTGACGATGTTGTCAGGCAAATTGAATCGATCAAAAATTAGTTGGCAACTGTAAACGACAAAACAATCGACCTGACACCCACTGAAGGGATGCGGGCCGAGGCTGAACGATACCGGAAATGGAAGGCCGCCGGCCGCCGTGGTGGAACCGACACCGCACGGCGACGGGCCTCCCAGATTCTGTCAGCAGGCGAACTGTCGCCAGATGTGGTCATCACCATGTCGGCATGGTTCGCGCGTCATGAGGTCGATAAAAAAGCCACGGGCTTTCGACCTGGTGAAGCGGGCTATCCAAGCCCCGGCAGAGTGGCATGGGCTGCATGGGGCGGCGACGCTGGCCAGACATGGGCAGACGCTAAGGCTAAAACGATTAAGCGTGCCCGTGGTGAGGCTGTCAAGGCACGCCAGACACCCAGACAACTGCTGGACGCGATGCCGGACGGGGAGCCGCTCTATCGTGCGGCCCGTTCAATTCTGCTATCGATCGGCAAACAACAGATTGAAACTTGGCGGCGGTTTATCGAGCCACCAAAGGCCAAAGAGTTCAACCCGCTTGACCCCTTTGCGGGTGCCATCGAAATGGGCAATCGGTTCATTCCGACGATCACCGCGTATATCGACGAATCAGGCCGGGCGGCATTGGTAGAGCTTGACCAGCAGGACGCAGATAATTGGCTGGTGAAAGCTCCGCATGTCATTGATGCGGCACGAACGGCAGCCCTGAAACTCTGCCAAGAAACGACAAACCAGTTCATTTTCGATCTGAACACGACACTTGACGGAATCCGCGAAGACATTGCCGAATCGATTCAAACTGGCGAAACGCTTGGCGATACGGTGGACCGGGTTGATCGGTGGGTGAAAGAGAACGCCCGCTGGCGTGCCCGTCGCATTGCTGTCACTGAATCAGCCAGAGCCTACAACCAAGGCCGATATGAGGCCACAAGGGGCCTGGATTTTGTCGCCGGTTATGAGTTGGTGTTATCAGCCGACGCCTGCCCACTCTGCCATGCGATCAAACGTCAATGCCCGGTGATTCCCAAAGATGGCACATTCGGTCAAAACGGGAAGAATGAAACCTATAAAAATCTGAAGTTTCCGCCATTTCATCCGGGTTGCCGATGCACGACAGTAGTCGTTTTCGATGATGAGGTGCCGAAGGAATGGCCGAAGCCTGTCAAGCCAGCGGATAACGGCTACATCCTGCCATCCGATGCCGACTTTGCGAATGCCATTGAAGGCGGTTATGAGTCAGTCGCCATCGGCAACGCCAAATCAATCAACGCATTTATTTTGACTGAATAACAGGGCCTGACAAATGGAAAAACTCGTGAAGGCAGTCGAAACGACTGTCAATGGCGGCGGTGCAGGCTCGTTCAAGGGCTATGCCGCCCGCTTTCTCAACATTGACCGGCAGGGCGACATCATCCTGCCCGGTGCATTCTCCGGTGCCATTCAGACATTTATGGACGATGGCGGCATGGTGCTTGCCGACCATGAAAACAAGACATCTGCTGTGATCGGCACACTGATCGATGCTCACGAGGATCGAAGCGGCTTAATGGTCGATGTCGCCTTATCTGCCACGAAATCCGGTCAGGAAGTACGCCAATTACTGAAAGAAAAGGCATTACGCAAAATGTCGATTAGTTTTTATGCCAAACGTCCGACCCGCATTCCAGATTCAGCAATCCGCGAGATCTGGCAGAAATACAACTACAAGCCAAGCGAAGCCCAGAAGCAACTTGCAAAGTCAGGTGCAAACCTGATCAGTGAGGTGGCAGAGGTCTTGGAAGTCTCCATTGTGCCGATCCCCGCCAATCCTGGCGCGGAAGTGATCGCAGTCAAGTCTCACGATGACTGTGATACGCCGGCATTACCACCCACTGGCTTCGTGCAAGTGGCCGGAAAGCTGCTCGATTTCACCGCTTTAGTCAAGCGGTGCGAGCTGTCAGACCGTGTCATTTCTGAGTATCAATCGCCAAACCGGCGACATAAGTAAGGAGGCCACTCAAATGGCTTTGACAGAGACTCGCACGGCTTCGGCGATTGCTGAAGACCGTCTTCGCTTGGCTGCGCAGGTTCAGGGCTTGCGTGATGAACTTGTATCAGCTCCCGATGAAGTGCGTGCTGAGAAATCAGCCGACTTGTCGAGCCTGATGGACCAGCTCGAACGTTGTGACGGTGAATATCAGTTGGCCGCATCGCTTGAGCGGGCGAACCAGATGATTGAAAAGATGAGCCGTCAACCGAATCGGCCTGAGCCGACTGTTTACGGGGCTACTGTCCAATATCAACCGGCTCGCGTCTCGTACGATGGCCGGGTGCTGGATAATGGCGGGCTTGCCGATCCGTCTGACAAGTCGGCTCTTGCATCGCCTGAATATCATCAGGCATTCAAGGCACTGATCCAGGCACGCGGTCGCATTGAACTGGTCAAGAGTTCAAGCCTGCGGAATATGCTTGAGGTCTACGGCAAGGGCGGCGACTTCGGCTTGCCTTCAAACGAGTTTTATATGCCTTTTAGCAAGGATATGACACTCGGCACCACCACCAACGGTACCAACACCGTAACGCCTGATTTCCGCTTTGATGTCGTTGTCGGCAGAACGGTTGCCCCTGTAATGACACGCATCTGCCGCGTGATCAATACAAATGTCAATCAGGTGACGTTCCCTCGTGACTCAAACACGAACAATATCACCACGTCACCGCAGTATGGTACGACGTTCCGCCCGTTCATGGGTGAAACAGTCAATACCACGCTGTCAAAGATCGATACCGGCCCGTTCACCCAGCTAACCATTCCAGTAAACACAGGCACGATGTACACCGACGTTTCGGCTGACTTCTTCGCTGACGTGGCAGGCCTCAGTAACTACATCCAGACAGAGGCCAGCAAGGCTTTCGCTGCTGTGGTTGATAATCAGGTCATTAACGGTGTGACCGCATCGACCGAGGCCGAAGGTGTTATTTCCAACAGCTCAGTCGGCATCACCAAGACCGGCAGCAACAATACGCTTGTCGCATCCAAGGTGATCGACGGTTTTTACGCTTTGGCCGATCAGTATGCCACCAACCTTTCATGGGTCATGCGTCGCGCAACTCATGGCAAGCTGGTTGCCCTGAATGATTCAACCAACAGAAGCCTGTTCTTAGGCTCTGCTGACTCTGGTTATACTCAGGGTATCACCCCGGCATTGATGGGGCAGCCGATCTATTTCAACGGCTTTGTGCCTGCATCGGGTGCATCAACGCCTAAGTCGATTGTGCTGGGCGATTTCAACGAGTACATCCTGCTCTTGCGGCAGGGATTCACGGTTGCAATTGATGAGGTGTCGCTGGCCTACGCTAACCGTGTCCGAATTGCGGTGAAATACCGCTTCGGTGGTGCTGTGAGAGACTCACGAGCCTTCCAGATTATTCAGGAACTCGTGTAATTTTTGAGGGCGTGCCCCTCGCCGTTCCCGGTCTGTCAGATGCTTCGGCAGCCGGGGGCGGTTTTTACCTTACTTTACTTATCCAACTGAAATAAGACTGCTGTACTATGCCTGCATACATCACACAGAATGAAGCGGCCCTATTTGCTGAAACGCTTGGCAGTGTATCGGCCATGCGTGCCACTGTTTTACTCACTGCCGCATCGACCATGTTAGACCAGTTCACAGGGCGGACTTTTACAGGTGCTGAACTAACCGACAGCGTGAAAGCAGGTATTGCCATGTGTGCCGAATGGATGGCCACGTCAAACCCGGCAGGTGGCACGATTATCAAAGAAAAAATCGGCGACTACGACGTCAGTTATGCCACGCCTGAAGCTGGTTCAATTCCGGTTGCCATTCAGATGTTGTGGGCACCTTATAAGATTGTGGCAGTAGGATGATTAAAGCATCCTACACGCTGAATTGGTCTGGCGGTGAATATTCTGTCAGGCTCCACCGCGAGCTTGTGAAAGCCGTTCAGAAGTCTGGCGAGATGGTACAGCGAACGGCTGTCAAATCGCTGTCAGTGAGTGGTAAAGGCTCTGTGGCAAAGTCTGGCATTAATACCGTCATAGGTGCCGCCAATAAACTAATGCCGGTTACGACCAGAAAGCGGCAGGGCCGAGAGGGAATTGAACGCAATGGCCAGATGGCAAAGATTACCGGCAGGACGCTGAAATACACAAAGAACGTCAAGCTCGGTAAATTGGTTGCCCATACAAATATCGTGACAGTCAACCGCGTTTATTGGTATGGCGAGCCGCTGCATCGATGGGTGCAAGCCTCGCAGCCTGGCACGCCACCACACAAGCAGACTGGAAATCTTGCCCGCGTCGTGGTTGAAAAGATTAATGGCGGTCTCAGGGCCAAAGTTGGGCCGAAACAAGGCTTGATTTATGCCAGAGTACAGGAGCTTGGCGGAAAAACAGGCTGGGGCATCCTCCCCGCCCGCCCATACATGCGGCCCGCATTTGAACAGAATCAGCAGGCCATTCTATTTCTATTCGCACTTGCCGTTCAGAAGGCCGCAAAATGACGTTCCCGCATTTAATCGAGCTTCTGACCAAGTCGACAGTGACGAGCAACATTGCAGGCTTTGGCTATAGCTATCCGGCAACTGGTGAAAGCTATCGGGCATATGTACAACATCGGTCAGAGTCATTACAGGTCATTAACAACACGGGCGGTGTATCGACTGGCGTAGTGGTCTATGCCGATTCAGCCTGTCCGGCTGCGACGTATGACAGATTCAATTTCAACGGTAATCAGTTTGAAATAACCGGCGTGATGCCACAATACACGCCTCGCGGCAATCATCATTTAAGAATAATGGCCGTGGAGTTATCACAGAAATAATGCAATTATCAAACCGCATTACTGCCATTAAAACCGCATGGGCGGCAGCCATCCCCACCGTGCCGCTGTATTATCAACTGGCACCTGAAAACACCGTCTGCCCGTTTGCCGTTCTGCGTATCGGCCCGGTCACTCCCGGCGAGCAGGATATAACCAATAAAGATTGGGAAGCCACCGCAACGATTGTGGCCTACGAGACAACCGACACCGCCATTTTGTCGCTGAATGATTCGATTGTGAATCTGTTTGAACGTGGCAATATCAGCGGGTTCTACAGTTCAACCGTTCAATCGGCTGAAGTTGATTTCAATTACGGCGATCAGATGGCCGTCTGGTCAGCTTCTATTTCCGTTTCGCTTTTCTGGACTATCTAACAACTGAAAGGGGCTAATCATGCCAAAAATCGCATTCTATAATACGACGCTTTCATTCGCCGGGTCAAATATTTCTGTTTCATCGGTGTCGCTTACCGACTCGGCAGAACTGGCGGACGTTTCTGACACTGGCAGTGAATACGTTCAGCGAATCCGTGCCCTGCGTGATCGTCAGGCCACCGCGACGCTGTATTCTACCGGCTCCGCACCGACCACCATCGGGGCAACCGGGAATCTCACCTGGACGAGCAGCGGCGCACCGACATTCCCGGCCATCGTTGAATCAATTCAATATGGCAATGCTGACATTAAAGGCGCGATTCCTATCACGATTACATTTCGCGGCAACGGTTCTTAATCTGCTTTGAGGGGCAATTCATGAGCAAATTAACGACACCGATTGAAACGGTTGAAATTGCAGGCCAGACGCTCCGATTTGGCCGATTGACGCTAGGGGCAGCAGTTGAGCTTGAAGACTATTTACAAACGCTGCCAACGCCATTTGAGGCACTGGAAAACAGCAAGACGCTCCAGCATATCGACCCCGAAATGCGTGAGCGGCTGATTCAAGAGAAGTTGCAACAGCTTCATTTTTGGCCGCCTGATGCGTTAAACGCTCTGGCCAGTTCGCAATTCCTGACATCGGCAAAATTCGGCATGGCGTTTCTGGTGGCCATGATTACAGCTTACAACAGCCACATATCATCGACTGAAGCCCGTGAAATCGCTGCCAAAGCCAACCACGGCGATTTTATGACCGTTCACCGGATTGCACTGGGGCTGAACGACCCAAAAGCACAAGCCGCAGGCGACCAGTTGCCGATGCCGGGGGTGGCGACCGGATCACCTGGGGCCGAATCGTCGCTTGGCTGATGGCTGAACTGCACACCGGCTACCAGCAGGCCGTTTCAATGCCTGTCGTCACGGCATTTGACTTGATGTCACATCACGCTAAAAATAACGAAATGCCAGACCGAACATGAGTACAGTTGTTGGCAATCTCTCTGTTGAGCTTGGCATCTCAGATGATCAGCTACGCGCCGGGCTGGCGTCGGCAATGGCACAGGCTCAACAGGCTGGCCAGCGGATCAGCAATAGCTTGAATCAGGCCGGATCGTCTGCGTCAGGCAAGGCGGCGGGTGGTGGCTTTGGCGGCTTCGGGCTGGCAATCTCACGTATGGCGGATGATGCTCAATATGGATTCCGCGGCATTATTAACAACATGGAGCA